GCAACCGCAAGCCCCGGCAGCGCAACCCGCTCCCGCAGCAGCCCCGCAGCAGCCCGGCGCCACCCCGCCCTGGATGCAGCAGGCAGCAGCACCGGCAGCTCCGGGCGCGACCCCTCCGTGGGCTCAACCGCAGCAGTAATCGCAACGCAACGGGCGCACTCGAAAGGGTGCGCCCTTTTAATTTGAGGTGAGGGATGGACGACGCAGATATCAGCGGCCCAAAGATGGAAATCATTGACGGCGCTGCGATTGATGAAGTGAGAAGAAAAGCCGCTGCGATTCCAGCAGGGAGGCCCGGCGACTGCGACCTGTGTGGCGAGTTCAGCGGGCGACTGGTCAATGGTGTGTGCGCTCGCTGCCGCGATAAGCACAAGCTGCCATGAAAGACAAGTTCAAAAGGGTTCATATGAAAGTCGCGCAAGCCTACGCGGGACTTTCATATGCACAGCGACGTCAGGTCGGATGCGTCATTGTGATTGATGACATCGTCGTTCCTGGCTACAATGGGACGCCCAGCGGATGGGATAACCGTTGTGAAGTTCCGGACGGTTCCGCTACACTGCCAGAAGTAATACACGCAGAGCAGAACGCGCTGGACAAGATTATTCGAAGCACGTTGAGCAGCGTTGGCGCCAGTGTGTTTGTTACGACCGCGCCTTGCATCGAATGCGCCAAACGGTTGCAGGGTGCAAGGGTCAAAGAAGTATTCTATCGTGACGTGTATCGCAACGAGGACGGGATCGAGTTCCTGCGCCGTGCTGGTATCCACGTTGAAAGGGTTGAAGATGAGAACAGTTCAGAAGGCAGTTAAGACGCTCAAAGCGATCGATGACGCCATTGCAGCGGATCAGGGTGCAGCGTACAGGCAGCACCTCCAGCGCGTGCTCCCGCACATTGGTGACGCATACCGCGGGCACGACGAGCCGTTCCGCACGCACCTTGGCGCATCGGTCATTGGCGGGGAATGTGGTCGCGCCATCTGGTACGGCTTCCACTGGACAACCGTTCCCAAGTTCAAAGGACGCATCCTGCGCCTGTTCAACCGCGGGCACCTTGAGGAAGGTCGGTTCATTGCTGCATTGCTGACGATAGGTGTGCAGATCTACCAGCAAGACGAGAACGGCAAGCAATTCCGCATCAGCGACGTAGGCGGTCACTTTGGAGGCTCGGGCGATGGTGTGGCTATCGGCATTCCGGATCTTCCTGCTGGCACCCCTTGCCTGCTCGAGTTCAAGACACACAATGACAGCTCTTTCAAGAAGCTGCTCAAGGAAGGTGTTCGCGGCGCCAAGTTTGAGCATTATGTCCAGATGCAGACGTATATGCGAAAGATGGGCTTGCCTGTCGCGCTGTACGGTGCAGTGAATAAGAACGACGACGACTTCTGGTTCGAGATTGTAACCCTCGATACAGCAACGGCAGACCAGTTCAGTGATCGTGCAAGACAGATCATTCTTATGCGCGAAGCCCCTGCAAAGCTGAGTGAGTCACCGGGCTGGTTCGCGTGTAGCTGGTGTGACCACAAGCCTGTCTGTCACCTCAAGGCTGCGCCCGCTCGCAACTGCCGGACGTGTCGTTATGCTGAAGCACGCGAGGACGGAACTTGGCACTGCAACAAGGACGACGTCAGCATTCCGAAAGAACTTCAATTGACTGGTTGCTCCGCCTACGAGGTGTTCTGATGTTGCAGCCCCGCTCCTACCAGATTGAAGCGGCCCACAGCGTTCCCAACTACTTCCAAACGAATAGCGGGAACCCTGTGATCGCTATGCCGACGGGCACAGGTAAGTCCGTCGTGATTGCTATGATTCTGCAGATGGTGTATCACTACTGGCCCAGCCAGCGCGTGATGGTTCTTACGCACGTCAAAGAGCTCATTCAGCAGAACTATGACAAGCTGATGACGCTGTGGCCTGCTGCGCCCGCTGGTGTGTATAGCGCAGGTCTTAACCGCAAGGAATCGAACCGTCGCATCACCTTTGCAGGGATCGGATCGGTTGCAAAGAAAGCAGCTCTGTTCGGCCACATTGACCTCGTGTTTATTGACGAAGCGCATCTGGTGAGCCCCAACGACGAGACGCTCTACCAGTTGTTCCTGGCAGCACTCAAGGAAGTGAATCCGAATCTGCGTGTCATTGGCTTCACTGCAACCCCTTGGCGCCTTGGTACTGGTCGCATCACTGAGGACGGTATCTTCACAGACGTGTGCTTCGACATTACAGGGATGCAGGCGTTCAACCGTCTGATCGCTGAGGGCTACCTTGCACCGCTGATCCCCCGCCAGACTAAGATGATGCTCGACATTGACGGGGTTCATATGCGAGGCGGGGAACTCATTGCATCTGAGCTCCAGCACGCGGTTGATAAGTACGAGATCACACAAGCTGCGCTCCGCGAGACGCTGGAGCTTGCACACGATCGACGCCACTGGTTGATCTTTGCTTCAGGTGTTGAGCACGCTTGCAACATTGCCGACATGCTGAACGACATGGGCATTCCAACTGTGGCCATCCACAGCAAGATGGGCGATGCACAGCGCGACCAAGCGATTCTAGATTTCAAGTCCGGCAAGTACCGGGCCGCAGTGAATAACAACGTGCTGACCACAGGGTTCGACTTTCCGGGCATCGACTGCATCGTTGTTCTGCGCCCAACTGCTTCGACGGTGTTATGGGTGCAGATGCTGGGCCGTGGAACGCGCCCCTTCGAGTGTGCTGAGTACAAGAAAGAGAACTGCCTCGTCCTGGACTTTGCAGGTAACACCCGCCGGCTCGGGCCCATCAACGACCCTGTGATCCCTCGCAAGAAGGGTGCCAAGGCTGGTGGCGAAGCACCTGTCAAGCTGTGCGGAAGCTGTGCGACATACAATCACGCCAGCGTGACTCACTGCTGCTACTGCGGAGCGGAATTCAGTTTCCAAGTAAAGCTGAAGCAGACCGCGGCAAGTGACGAACTCTTACGCGGTGACGCGCCACTGGTGGAAGTGTTCAAGGTGGATCACATCACCTACAGCACTCACGAAAAAGCGGGTCGCCCCATTATGATGAAAGTGACTTACTATTGCGGGCTCCGTTCGTTCAGCGAGTACGTCTGCATCCAGCACGACGGGTTCGCACAGCGCAAGGCCCGCCAATGGTGGCGCGAGCGCAGCAGCGCACCGTTCCCGGAAAGCACAGAAGCTGCACTGGTGCAGACGGACACGCTTACAGCAGCAACACACCTCCGCATCTGGGTCAATAAGCAGTACCCCGAAATCTTGTCACACTGCTTCGACGGTACAGCATTCGGGCAGCAGGAAGCAGGCGCACCGCCCACGACGGACACCGCGGCACGGGCAGCAAGGGTCGCGCCTAGCTATGCGGACATGGATGACGACATCCCCTTCTAATTTCCATCAAACTAATTATTTTTGTCAAAGGGCTTGCGCGATCGATTATTCTCTCTTACATTACGACCCATGCACTAACGCAAGTGCAAACATCTTAACCACCGTAAGGAGAACGAAATGACTGCAAACACCAACACCGCTTCCAAGTTTGACGCAATGGGCAAGGAAGAACTCCGCGCTGCCTGCCGCGAAGCTGGCGTCTCTTACAGCAAGCTGAACAATGACGGGATGCGTTCTGCACTGGTTGCTCACTACGCCAAGTCTGAAGAAGTTGCTGCGGAAGTCGAAGCGGAGGAAGAAGTCCGCCCGACGTCGAACGGCATGTCCTTCGCTCAGATTCTTGGGTTATCTCCCGTCGCAGCTCCAGTGCATAGCGGTCCGGTCACCCGCGTGGTTGATGGTAAAAGGGTCGAAGCAAAAGCCCCCAAAGCTAAAGGCGAACCCCGCACCCGCAGCGACAAGCCTGCCGCTCCTGTTGTTCCCCGCGTCTCGCGTAAGGGTTACACCATCCAGAAGGAACGCGAAGAGCGCAACGGTGTGAAGCGTCCGTCTGAAGGTACTGTGTGCGGTAACGTCTGGGCTGAGTTCGACAAGAACCCCGAAATCAAAGCTGGTGAGCTCCAGGCCCTTGCTGACGAGAACGGTTGGAACCGGACGAACGTGTCTTGCGAGTTCTACGCATGGCGCAAGTTCATGGGCATCAAGGGTCGTGCAGCAAAATGAGAACTCTAATTCTTGCGGGCTTGCTTGCGCTGTGTGGTTGCAGCAAGCCCCGGGACTGCGAGTACCATCACACCGAGCCTGGAAAGCCTGCCACTCGGATGTGGATACCGGAGCGCGATGTGTATCGCTGCGCTGACAACGTGTGGGTCTATAGGAGTCGATAAGATGTATTTCGTATTCAACCGCGACACCCTCCAACTCGAGGGGGCTTTCAACAAGCCTAAAGATGACCACACTGAGGACAAGTTCATCGTCCTGGAAATGACGGACAGTCAGACGCCGTTTCGCAAGACTCTGGACAGGCTGAAGGTGACGCACTTGGAAGTCAAGCTGATGTATCGCAACGCTGGAAACATCCAGGGACCGATCAGCGACTACCGTGACAGCATCATTTCATATCTGTATTACCTGCTGGCGTCCGGTAAAGCACTGACAAAGCACACCGTCACGCTGTTTAACGAAGAAACCGAGCCCGTGCAGGCCGGCACAGGCCGCGATCGGCCTGTCGTCAATACGGTAGCACCGGCCAAAATACCGAGCGCACCGCGTTCCGGTAACAGGGTCACCATCTTTGAGGTCGCTGACCGCATGTGGAACGAAGCTGGTTCCCCAAAAGACACCTCCGCCGTGCTTCAGTTGCGTAAGACCATCATGGCAGAACTGGAAGCCAATTACGGCATCAAGAAGACTACGAGTTCGACTGCACTTGGTGAGTGGCAGAAACTCCGACTGAACAATTGACAGCAGTTGCGTTCGTGCGTTCCATTTTATAAACTGCGAAGCACGTCCCGCAGACGTTTTTCTTAAACCACCTTTTGAAGGAATCATCATGTCCGAGAAGACCCAGGAACAACTCGACGCCGAAGCTGCTGCCAAGGCCCAGAAACAAGCCGAGAAGGAAGCCAAGGCTGCTGCCGCTGCTGAAGCGAAAGCTGCCAAGCAAGCTGAACGCGAAGCCAAGAAGGCTGCTGCCGAAGCTGAGAAGGAATCGAAGAA